TTATCGCTGCTTTCCGATGTGGGAATTTAATTTGAGGGCAACGTCGTCCAAGCGCGATTCCCTTATGTGCGTGTAAATATCTTGTGTCATTTTTATTGAGGAATGTCCCAGCAGTTTTTGGGCCATTTTAACGTCAATTCCGGCATCATACAGCATGGTGGCGTAAGCATGGCGGAATTGATGTGGTGTGACTTCAAACCCTAATCTATCACAATAATGCTTCCATTCCGTTTTGAAAGTCCGCAACGTATTTGCAAACAACGGACCAGTTTTATCTTTGGGTATTTGCTCCGCTAAAGCGTCTACCAAAATTACTTTCCTTTTGCCTGCGGATGTTTTGGTTCGGTGCACAAGATAAGGTTCGTTGCTTTTGAATATAATTTCCTTGTCAATATTTACTGTCATATTTTGAAAATCAAAATCTTCATAGGTAAGTGCAAGTGCTTCTCCCCGGCGGCATCCCGTATACAGAAGCACTTGCGGATAAAGCCATTCTTTCTGCGCATATATAATCTTGAGTTGTTCTTCTGTAGGCGGTTCCCGAACTTCCTTTGACAGATTCGATGGAATTTCACAATAGGACGCAGGATTCATTCTTGCGTTTCCCATGAGAATTGCGTATTTATATATTGTGGTTATAACTGTTTTTTGTGTTTTGACCGCCTTCAAAGAGTATTTCTGTTCTTTCATTTGTTCGAGGATTCGTTGTATATCAAGGGGGGTTACTTCATTGTTGGGAATATCGCCCAAAGCGTCTACAGCCCGATTATACGCGCTTCTGTAACAGTTTTGTGTACCATAGGCAAAACCATCCCACTTAGCATCATACCAGGCTTGTGCGATTTCCAAGAAGGTCTTGGGACGTTCTGCTTGATTCATCCGTTGATCCAGTTTTCGGTAAACTTCTTCTACGGTTTTTCCGTAAATTGAAACACTTTTTCCGCCGATTTTTCTTGTAACAAAATATCGACCGTCTTTTCGTTTTTTCATGGATACTGTCCTTCTGTTTTTGCCTATTTTATGGGTTTAAGCTTCCGAGAAAAGCTCGAAAGTTCAACCATTTTGCCGACATCGGCAAAATGGTCATCTGGATCAAATCCGCTGTTTTTACAAGCGATTTTTGCACGTTCTATTGTTTCGTTAAAACGGCGCCATTGTGAATATCCAAGCACCATCTGCAATTCTCTTGCATACCAATATTCCAAGCCATCTTCTGTACTATGTACAATATCGTCAAATGATAGCTTTAATTTTTCTATGATTTGTTTTTTCATGTTGTCTTTTTCTCCTTGATATTATTGATTTAACCGGGGCGGTTTTGACTCCTTTTAACTACCGAGAAAAACTCGGTTATTCATATAGAGCTATTCCATTTCCGCCCGCTCTTTGCAGGTTTCGCAAACACGGTGTTTCCTGGAATATTCTATTGTTCCCGACAGAATGGCAGCATCTTTCAAATGATAACAATCTTCAAACAAGTGATATACTTTGCCGCTTTCCGTATAGTATATGATCTCTGGCATGTCTTTCTGTGGGGAATCTGTGGCATAAACGAATATAAAAAGGATGCCCGTCAGGGCAGCCAGCACCAGAAAGCAGGGAAGGGCTCTGCACATATGGTTCAGAAACAGCATGGCAGAAGAAAACAGATTTGCCCTTCGTTCTTTGGCGGTGCTTGTATGATGTACCAGCTCTTTTGATGTAAAATGCTCCTCGTATATATGTCCGGCTTCGTGCAGCAGGAGATAAATCTTGTCTTTATCTGTATTTCCGGATTTCAAAAAGACATATTTATGATGAGTGTCTACGACGTGTGTAAAGCAATCATATGCTGCTGCGTGACCCAGCAAACTAAACGAACGTAGAATTTCGACGATTTCATCGTCTGCAGTCAGGTCATACTCTATCAGAGTGAATCCATAAGATTCAATGATTTCCTTGACGCGTTGGTAAGTAATCCTTCCTTTGTATAATTTGGTTTTGAAAAAGAATGAAATGGCGTTTTTCATAGCGGTCTCCTTATATAGAAATTCATCTTCCCATATAGTTTACCGCTATAATTCGACAAAATCTACTGTCACTGGAAAGTTTTTAGCGTTCTTTTTCTTTTCCTTGTTCTTTTTCTCGCAATTTTTTTGCGTATCTTGCCAGATCTCTTGCTGCTTTTTCATTGTAAGGCACGTCTGAAGGACCGCTTCCAAAGGCTGCTATTTGCCCGATGTAATCATCGGGCTTTTCCTTTTGCTGGGCCAGTTTGAATTCGATGAAGGAAATCACTTCCCGCTGCTTTTCCTCGGACAACTCGTTATAGCGGTATAGGATATCAGGTAAGGGCTTTTCCTCTGTAGCCGACTTTTCTTTTTGATCGGTTTCATCCCGAAGGTATTCGGGGGTGGTGTTTAGTATGTCGGCGATGATGGATAAGCGTTCATCGGAAATTTTGTTTTTTCCTTGTTTAACACTTCGAAAATAGGATTCTGTTAATCCTAACTGACTGCATATAAAACCTAATTTAATACCTTGTTCTTTTGCAAGACTTTTAATTTTATCAACATTAACCAAAAATCTCAAATCCTTTCTATGTAAAGATAACAAATATCGATTTATCGATAAAATATTGTTGACAATATCGAAAAATCGATATATACTATATACAACAAAGCAGAAAAATCATCCCAAATGGGTGCTTAGCCAGTTAAAGAAAACATAGAAACTTAATATCCCATATATTGTTAAGATCAATCGAAAAAACCAGTTTTCAACCTGAGAAATTAGATATAAATTCCCTACGGCTGCGCATAATGAAAGCAAGTATAGAGATGCACAAATGATGTAGTCGGCAATTTTGTAGGGATTGTCCTTGTTATCTTTTATCCAGCTTATAAATCGAAAAAGCATCCAAATTATTGCAACACCGAGAAAAGCCCAACTAATAATTATTTCTACGCTTTCCATGCTGTCACTCCTTGGCGTTAATCCACAGGTTTGGTGATCGGGATTATAGGAAATATTATTATAGTTATTAATAGATCGTTTAATAGTCTTTTTTTTCTTTGCAAACAGGGCATTTTGATCCGAACAAAGTTTTTTTGAATTCTCTGCCGCAATGCTGACACAATCCCTTGGCTCTCCATTGGCTTTTTCTTCCGCCGTTAAGAGCACCCCTGACAGTCATAAAGATGGCATCAGCGGTTGTATGTAGTATTTCATATAACTCCATATAATTTTTTAGGGTCTGCTTGGAATTATTAACAACAATCGGTCTGAGTTTATCTAAGTCCTCATAAGTTCCCATTTGTCCGAAATGCTCAATATACGCTATATGATCACACAGAAGATGCGCGCATTTAACCTGATGACTTTGAGACCAACTTTTAAGTCTGTCAAAGTTCATGCCGAACTGACCATACAAGGAATAACCACTCAGCAGTTCGTTTTTACAGGCTTGCTTATATTCATATAATCTACCTATTAGTACGTGTTTAGTATTCCCACCCAATTGTTCTGCAATGTCAAGCGACCAACTTGCTAATGAAAAGATAAACGTCTTCAAACTCTTTTCATCTTCATCGGTAAAATCTTGTATGTATTCGTGAAGAGCAGCAGCGCAAACTGCACAAGGAAACAATGCCGTTTCTACTAATGGATAGGCAGAACGTAACAGATTACTCTCGTTAATATTTATCCGGATTGCATCCTCATTATATTTTAGTACACCTATTTTTGATAATATAGGCAAAAGCTTCTGGGACATACTTTGTTGATAAGACACACATACATCTTGTAAGTCTTTCCAAAAAAATTCATCTCGCTTTTCTTTGTGAGCAATCACAAGTTTGTCAATATTGGAAACATGCTCAAATTCATTTTGGAGCACTCCTATGATTTCCTTTTGTTCATCGGCATTGTGGCTCGCGTTTTGGTT